CATCAAATGCCTCCCCAAGTTTCGGAGACAATCTGATAACAACATCGATAAGCATGCTGACAATCTTGACCAATGCCTCCACAAATTTCGGCGCGGTGGCAGCAAGCTGATTTACAATAGTCAAAAGCCCATTGACAAGCCCGACGACAACTCTCGGAATTGCTTCAACAAGATTGATCAGTGCTTGAACAAGAATGCCAATAGCGGTTGGACCAGCCACGGCAATCATGCTTAGACCTGCTCCGATCAAAGCAATACCAGCGCCAGCCAAAGCCAGGCCAGCACCGATCAGCAGCAGAGCCGCACCAAGCGCCAATAGCGCCGGAGCAACGGGCTCGAGCGCTATTCCGGCGACGCCCAGCACGACAAAGGCTGCCGCCAAACCGATCAAACCCTTCAGAATCTGGCCCCAAGACTGCTGTCCAAGGGAGACCAGCGCCGGAGCCAGAAGAGCCAGAGCCGCAGAAGCCACGGCCAGAGCAGCCGCCCCAGCGAGGCTTCCTTGCATAGCCATCATCGCAGCGGCGAGAATTGTCAAAGATAGAGCAAGAGCAATGATTCCCTTTGCCATCGCTCCAACTGACATGCCACCGAAATCTCCAATTGCGCTTGCGATACCCTTGAGTGCAATCGAGACCAAGAGAAGCCCGGCAGCAGTAAGTGGCATATTCGGCGGCATGAGTCGCATAGCACCGGCAATGATAAGAAGACCAGCGGAAACACCGATCATTCCCTTGCCGATAGTTCCCCAATTCATTCCACCGAACTGAGCAACCGCACTGGCAAGGATCTTGAGACCGAGAGCAACAGCGATCAGACCTGCGCCTTGCACGACCATGCCTGAAGGAAGCATTCGCGCTGCCGCAGCCATGAGACCAAGTCCGACAGCAATCGAAGCGAGACCCTTACCGATCTCACCCCAGCTCAATCCGCCGAAGTCTGCTACTGCACTGGCCAGAATCTTCATGGCAATAGCAATAGCTGTAATTCCAACTCCCGCGGTGATCATTCCTGCAGAACTTCTGGACAGCGGTCCAGCTGCTACAGAAAGTGCGCCAAGAAGAACAGCAACTCCGCCAAGACCTTTGGCAAGCTGTTCCCAATCGAGACCGGAAAGACCCTTCACTGCCAGAACAAGTAGATCAACTGCCGTAGCCAATAGAATCATTGAGGCAGCAATAACCGGAATCTTGAGGAATCCACCCGTGGTCGGGATCTTGTTGAGAAGAGCCATGGCACCAAGAAGCTGACCGAAAGCAATGGCCAACCCTGACAGAGCCTTGTTAAGCTGCTCCTCATCGATCATCGACAATGCAACGATCGACGCAGTGAGGACACCAATGGCAATAGCTATCTGCAATAGAGTATTAGCCTTGATATTCTGCTGCAAAGCCTGAAGCGAACCAGTCAAAGCTTCGAATGATTCACTGATATTGCCGAGAATTCCTCCGCCTAGCTGATCCATGAAGCTCCCCTTGCCGAGGAACTTCTTGAACATCACGACCAGAGCGCCAAAGAGACCGGTGTTAATAGCATTGAGAATATTGTCGAAATCCATATTGGAGACAGCTTTACCAATAGCTGTTCCAAGACTTGATAGTGCTTTGACCACCGCATCAATAGCAGGCTGCATTACTTTCCCGGCATTGCCGAAGCTATCCAGGAACTTGGTCCAGGCCTTGTGAATCCCTTCCATAGCCTTCTGGAAAGGAGTCATAGCGGCGCTCATTCCACTCATTTGCTGAGAAAATCCCCCGGAGGAAAATCCACCGAAGAGATTAGCAAGTGCATCTCGCAATTGAGCTAGGAGCCTGATCGGAGTAGCGAGAACACTTCCAATCGCCACAAAGAAATTGTGAAGTCGATCACCCTTCTTTAATGCCTGATCGACAGAGACCAGGAAATCTCCGATATTCCCAGTGAATTGAAGGAAACTACCGCTTCCATCACTGATGGCACCGAACATTTTACCGAAAACGGTAAATATACCGCCAATTATCTGCTTACCGATATCCAGAAGCGCGAAGAGACCTCTGAACGTACGCTTCAAACCATCGATAGTCGCAGGACCAGGCATTAGAGTTTGGGTAAATTCCTTAAACCGTACTGTCAGATCATAGAGCTGTTTACCAGTAGTCGGCGGGAAAATATCCCTGAATGCTTCCTTAATAGGCTTGATAACGGCTACCAAAGCATCGAATGCATTCTTGAGTGCATCGATCAGAACGGTTCGTCCGCCGAGTGCCTTCCAGTCTCCTAGGACCTTGTTGCGAGCATCAGCAGAAGCAGAGATAAAACCGTTAACAGCATTAGAAACGCCAGTAAAGAGGGCTTTGGCTTCACCGAAATCACCAAATATGATTTGCCATGTTTGTGCCCACCCTGATCCTGCCGTTTCCTTTGCTGTGTCTAAGAGCTGAGAAAGAGTCTTAACCTGCGTAGCAGCCTGCATGGCAGTCTTGGCCGTAGCCTGGATTGCCTTGATCTGCTCGTCGGAGAAACCCTTTGCCTTGAGTTGGGCGTCCGTCATATCGCCCGTGAACTGCTTGAGTGTCTCGGTCAGGACTTTGGACGTTAACCAGGATTCTTCGCCTGGCTTGGCCTGAATGGACTCTCGGAACGACTGACCGGCAATAGAGACATTCTTCATCTTGCCGGTAAGCTTGACAGCACCTTCATCCAGCGTACCCATCTTCTCAGCAGTCTGAGCCAATGCACGCTGGAAAACTGTGCCACCCATCCCTGCATTTACTACCGAATTCCAGTCCTGAAGACTAACTCTACCCGCAGAAAGAGCCTGAGAGAGCTGATACATCGCAGTCGAAGCTTGTTCAGCATTCGACCCGGACAGCGCCGCCAGGTTGGCGATACCTTTGATAGCTGCGGTAGATGTTTTCAGATCCACACCGGCAGCCGTGAAGGTGCCGATGTTCTTGGCCATCTGACTGAAATTGTAGATCGTCTTGTCTGAATACTTGTTCAGCTCAAATAGCGCCGCATTGACATCTTTGAGTTTTGCTCCAGACGCCTGCGTGTTGGCCAGAATAGTCTGAACAGCATTGAGGTTGGTTGTATATTCGGAGAAACCGGCCTTGATCGGATCAAGAGTGAAGGCCTTTACGAATCTTGCACCAGCTGAAACCGCTTTGGATGCAAGATTTGCAAATATGGCCAGCGCGGCAACCGACATGGCACCGAGCTTACCCTTGATATCGTCCACAGCCTTGCCGATGTGACCAAGATCAACTTTCTTTGCAGCTGCATCGACGTCATCCAAGCCCTTGCCTGCACCTGGGAACTTCAGTGCTTCCTTGAGCTTGTTGATTGCGTTGATTGTCTTGTCGACGCCGGATTCGAACTTGCTCGATTCGAAACTCATTGCGACGACTTTGTCATCAACAGTTGCCATTAGATCTTACTCACCTCCCTCCATGCATCGGCTGCTATCTGATCAAATATAGGCCTTATCGCGGGCATGATATAATCGCGCCCTTGAACGTAACCTCCAGTTCCAGTACCGTGACCATATTGAAGTAATATGGCTATCGGTCTACCATCCACCATATGGTTATTGTGCCAGCGAATAGAATAATAGCCTTTTCGCTGTACAATTTCATAATACCAAGATGCTGCTGTTAGACCGGTCTCAGTCGGTGTAGCATTGGAGAGTGCAGCCACACCGAGAGATCCATATTTTCCAAGAGTGGCATATAGATCACTGCTCTTCAATTTCTTCAAATATGTTTCGGTATTATTGAAAGAACCTTTCTCTGTAATTTCAATTCCCATAGGTCATCTTAGATTCGCAGTAAGACGAATGATCACGGTACCAGGATCACTGGGAGTTCGTATTCCCTTAGATTGCCCATATACAGTAGGCAATCCATTTACAGGAGCAGCTTTTGCTCCACTGGCAGAACCCGGCCTGACATTTGCTGATCCGCTTCCTGGATCAGTCGACGGAATGCCTCCTGGGCCATAGACTGACGTATCTCCTGGATTGTAAGATCCTCGTCCTCCATTGGTAGCCGCATTGCAGGTAGTTCCTCCGGAGCCGTATTTGCCAACACCTCCCGCGCCGCCTCCACCACCTTGTCCGATGCTTCCAAACCAAGTTCCATCTGCACCTGCAGTGCCTGCAATTCCTGGACCTGTGGCCGATGGAGTGCCCGCAGTTCCCCCGAGTGCTCCGCCCCCGGCAATAGTACGCCCACCTAATCCACCCTCTCCGCCATTAGCTGATGTAGTGACTGTCAGAGAATTCGATTGGACTCGCTTACCGCCCTTACCCCCAGAAGCCTGGCAGGTGGTACCATTGAACGACGAAGCTCCCCCATCACCACCATCAGTAGTAAGACCGACATTATCTGAGTGTTCAGTTCCCAGAGATCCACCGGCGCCGACAACAATGGGGCAGATGGCTGGCAGAGCAGATAGGAGGCCTTGAACCCGATGAAGGCCACCGCCTCCTCCTGCGCCACCATAGCTTCTAATTTGAGTACCTGTATTTGCAGTATCAATTCCACCGCCCATTCCACCACCGCCACCGATGCAAATGACATCGAAATCGGTGTATCCCATATCTCTATATTTTGAACAATCGAAATCTTGATTGCTATTGAACTTGATCACCAATGGTGCTGGGATAGTCAGGCTTCCAGCAAGTTCGAATCTCATTGGAAATCCTATCTATTCTGCGCCAAGTGCTTGCACCGTAGCGAGAATATCGCCATCCGTGATAACAGCTTCGTCTTTGCCGGGCTCATAATCCGGATCGTCGGTGTGCGTATCCTGAGCATATGTCCACTTCTCGCCCCAGCCAGGAGAAGCAGCCCACAAATAGCAGTTATTTGTAACCCACAAAGCGACAGTATAGGCACTATCAGTAGTATCACCCAGATTGACATTACCGAGATGCCATTGCTGTGTTGTCGCTGCTTTCATACGTTCCTGCATGTTCACATCATTAGCAATTTCCGAGATCGCCAAATAACTATCGGCCATTTCTCACCTCCTTTTCAGAGTTCAGTTACTGAAAGACGAGAACCGGTTATCATACCCCAGGTTGCATCCGTTCCCGTATCGTGAATCCAGAACGAATGCAGACCACGTGGCAGATTGACAACCTTATGCCAGCAAGCACCACGCACATTGGTCAAACCATTATATGGAGTATTACCACTGAGATTCAAGAATGGCTCACCGACACCGTCAATATATCCCACAAGTCCAGAACGATAATCAGCGCTGACTGGCCCACCATATTCCAGATTACCGGTGAACATAACTAATACCAAACCACCGACTTCGGCTGTGATCATCGTATTTGCACGAAGAGTTCCCGCATAGCTGTAAGCAGTAAGTGCACGAGAATGTGTAGTACGCTTCATGCCGCTGCCCTCAAATCAATGAGATCTTGAGGACCAAGTTGATCAAATATACAATACACACTCGTCGTATTCATCGCTTCAACATGCTCGCCTACAACCTTTGGCGATGGAGGATGTGCTTGTACCCCTTTGGCATAGAGAGCTATGATCTGTTCAAAAGTGAGAGCACCGGGATAGACGAAAACGCCGTCAATTTGTCCAACATGTGGCAAAGTACCATCAGGATTGGCACCAATACGGAAGCGATTTGCTCCCCCCAATGCAATAGTGTTGAACACGGTCGAACTTGCAACCAGTCGACCATCTAGATAGAGTTTACGCTTAATTCCATCGCTTGCCGCATTATCTGCAACAGCGACAGCGAAATGCCATTGGCCATCAACAACAAATGGTCCGATTAGATCATCAGTGGCTCCACTTGGAGATCGAATCGTATCTGCTCCGATATAGATCTTGACATCATTGGCTCCCGAACCCCAGCCTTCAATAACTTTTGTTCCTCCTGGAAGCGGTGTCTTGAACCAAGCGCCATGAGAAACCGTTGCCGTTCCAGATGGCAATCCTGTATCAGTTGATGACAATCCGCTATGTGCTCCAGAAAATGAATAGCCATTTCCCGGTGTACCATCCGCTCCTGCTGTCGAGACAATCGAACCACTGCCCGGATTAGATACAAGAGGAACATTCCCAGAACCTTCGTCTCCAAGAGAACCAGCTGAGAAATTATGCAAACGAAGAGGTTGAGTTGGAAAATCGGAAGAAACCAGTGCGGCACCCTTACGTCGACGCCGAATATTAAGCGAGAGACGTGTCGGAGCTACACCAAGTGTATGAGCAAGTTTTGCACAATACAGATTTCGAATTTGATCTCCATTAAGCACATCAGCAGTGACAAATGCTTCATCAATACGACCATAAAAAGGCTCGCCTGCTGCAGCTGCACCATCAGCATTTCTACCGCCAATATTGAATGGCCCTCCACCACTGACTATAATTCCAGAAGTATATCCAACACCTTCCCACACACCATCAACATAGAATCGAGCTATCGAACCATCGAATGTCGCGACAACAAAATGCCACCGATCATCAGCAACATCGCCAATCCCGGGAGTAACAAATGCCCAAGTATTTCCATCATATGATCCCAGCATTTGTGCAACATTGGCAGTAGTAATTTGTATTCCATAATCAGCTGCTGTACCACCAGATGCTTTATTTATAATTGTTTGTGTTGTTCCACGTTTAGCGGTACGGAACCAACATCCCCATGATCCTGTTTTGATTCTAAACGGGTCATTAGCACCAGTATCAGAAATATAAAGTGCTTGTGCGGTTGATCCCGTAAATAGAGCAGCTGTATTAGCACTGCCATTAATTCCTGAAGTAAATGGCACAGCACCTTTATTGAGCAAATTACGCCCATTACCACTTACGTCAGTCAAATCGGAAAGATTCCATAAACCAAGAGGAGCTGACAATCCAACAGCGTTGAAATCAGCCGGGCCAAGCTGCCGTCCAGCACGAATTTGATTGGCAAGTCCAACGTCGAGAACGGGAATTGCACTTAGCACAGAAAGATCCGAGCCGACCGGGCCTTGAGGACCCGCCGGACCACGAACATTGCCCGCATTGATCTGTGATCCGTCATGCTTAGTGAGAATCAGATTGTCACCAATGACATCACCATCAACAACTGAAGCTGCTTCGATCGCCAGCATTCGATCGGCGGTAAGACCTGTGACTGTGGCCATATTTCACCTCCTCATGGGCTAGCTACGTTTGTGGATGAGATCGTGTACGTCGTTGCATCCAGATATGTGGCATCTGCGTTGTCAATCTGGAACGTGGTATCGTTGATCATAGTAATATAAGTATTAGATTCATCGATAGCGGACCATGTGCCATCGCCATGATCGATAATAATGAGCGCACCAAGATAACCGAAGTATTCGGCAATCTCGTCAATGGTAGGAAGACGTGGATTGCTCGTATCCGTGCCATAGAGAACATCTTCCAGAGTCTCCAGAAGATCCGGAGGCGTATCGGTCGAATCGATAGAAATATGAACTGTCGGCCTGAATCTCTCAAGTGGCGGAGGAGTCCCACTCAAAGTCCAGGCAAATTCGACCGGGACCACAGCCGAAGCTGCGTCGACCTTGAGAGTTGCAAACACATAAGTATCAGGATTGGCAATGACATTGTAGAGAATGTGAATCTTGTATCCATGTTGGATACTTTCGATATCATTGCCAATCGATGTACGATACGAAAGATTGAAACTTGAATGAGGTTGATCGTAGTAATCCAATCCAGGAGCAGGATTGGCAATTCCGTTAACCTGATCAAACTCTTCTGGATAGGTAAATGCTCGAAGTTTACCGGAAAAATCCCCCGGGGTTAAATTGTTCAAATACTTTACACCATCCATGTAAAAAGACTTAAGTTCGGAGGTAGCAGTCTCCTCAACAGAAGTGATTCCATTCCATGGAACTACTCTACCATCATGGAGATAGAGAACTCCACGATCAACACCAGTTTGATAAATCTTCTCGCCGATCTGATCCCAAACAATACTTGTCATGCCACCTCCTTTCTAACCCCTGGTTCCCAGCTGGGCTCGACGTTGAGCATTGAGTTCTCGGTTCCGAGCCGCGATCTCAGCACGACTCATCTTCTTTGGCTTCGATTGTTTGATGTTGCAAACCCGAATCAAAGTAAACAGACGGTTGAGATGCCATTTCTCGCATTCAAATGGAATCTGAAAGACAATCATCCAGTAGTAGATCAGTTCAGCTGTAATGACATCTCTACTTCTGGGAGCTCCTGGCGCTTCTTGGAACCAGGTAGCAGTCATCCTTGCGTCGATGTACGCGTTGATGGCCAGAATGTTGTCTTCAGAGAGTTTGGAGAAAATTTCCTCTGGAACTTTGGGGGTCAAAGTCATGGCCTTTATGTAGCCGACAACTTCTTCCGGAGTTTTATCCGTATCTCTCAGAAAAGGCTTTTCGTATTTTGACTCCCATTTTGAAAGCGAGACCAGAGAATGCTCCAGCTCAAGAGTTACGTCGCCTCGAGTAACAAACTCCTGGCTTTCATCATCGAACATTTCGATACCCGGAACGATAATAGTGAGCATCCCCTGGCCTCCTTCTAGAGGGAGCGAACCCCTAGTAGCTTAGATTTCATCTGAGCCAACTTGGAAGATCTGTTTGAATAGCAGATTCAACCGAATGGCTCAGGGCAGTGGAGGGAAAAGCGCGATCACGTCGTCCGGAAGCGGAAGCGATGCCTCGTTGGTCACGTCTCCATAGAGAAGAGCTTCAAGAGATGTGAGCGCAGCAGCATCCACCACTGTGGAATCGACGACGATCAGCGCAGTAGGCTTGAGATCGGTGACCGGGACCGGCGTAGTCGTGACCTCCCAGCTGAATGAGATTGCCTCCGGCGAATCATTGATCGTGGCGTAGGCCTTCTCCGATGGAGCGGCCTGGCAGCCATAGAGCAGATGCAGCTTGTAGCCGTGGTCCGACCCTTCGAGATCATTGCCCACCCGAGTCCGGTAGGACAGGCCAAAGACCTTTCGGCCCTGCTGCCCAACAGCGACACCAGGAGACGGAAGAGCCGTACCATCACACTCAGCAAACTCTTCCGGATAGGTGAACGCTTCGATCGTCGCGCCGAACTCCTCGGCCGAGATCAGGTTGAGATACTTGATGTTGTCCGCGTACTGCGGAGATGATTCCGCCCCAGAAGGCGACTCTGTGACGGTTGTGAGACCATTCCAAGCAACGCCAGTGTCATACTCACCTGTTGATGCGTTTGGAAGGTACAGAACCCCGTGGTCCACGCCGACTTCGTACAGGCGCTCGCCAACTTGGTCCCATGTCAGCGCTGCCATTTGCTTCCTTTCCCTTAGAAGAACACGTTAAAAACGTCGTGGTTCAGGTTGTCAGCTGTATAAAACCGATTAAACAGACTCATCGGCATTTGAGCCACTTTACCTGGAATGTCACTATCAGGATCTCGATCAATGACTATAATCATGTATCTAATAGTATGATTATATGGATTGTCATTCGCGAATTTGGTCTCCGCAAAATCACGTTTATAGATAATACAAGGGTATTTCAGTTCTACATTTGTGGGAGGCTGAAAATATACATTATCCGTAAACGTTTTGAGAAGATCATGGAGCTGCAACCGGCTTCGGCCCATTGTACACCTCCCCAAGCCTTAGCAGCAGGCGAGGGCTCTGCACTTCGACGCTTTGAACCGTCCACAGAGCCCCAGCCCATTCCACATAGCGAATATCAAAGAAGTGTTCATTGGCGAATGCATCAGCCACAATACTGATCGAGTTTTGAACGCTGAGATCGTTGTTGAGATTCTCTCCTTCACGGAGATTTCTCTGACTCCGGACAACATCTCCGAAATATGAACGCTCAACGATATTGTCTTCCCATACACCAGGATCAGTTTCTACAGTTCCACCATATCCGACGCGACCAAAGAACCTTGCCATCGAGAACCTACCTTCTGACTAGCTCTCGTTCGTGTAAGTCCACTCGTCGTGAACGTTGTCAGCGAAGTAGGTGGACGAGGACGCCGGAGTGGCCTCGACCGTGATCGACTCACCCGAGGCCAGAACGACCGGCGAACCTGTGGTGAGAGTCTGACCGGTATCCTTGTTCTTGTACGTGACGCCAGCCGTGGTAGCCACCGTAACCGTCGTGCCATCGAAGGCAGGCTCAACCGGAGTGACAAGCGTAGAGCCAGCGCTTGCCTTCTTGACAACCATGGCCGAACGAATCTTCGTAAGGGCGCCAGAGACACGAGTCTCCAGCAGGTACTTGTACTGGTTGTAGTCGATGTCGAAGTCATCGAAGAAGTTGACGTCGCCACCCTTGTCCGCACCGAGCGTGTAATCCTTCAGATTCACGATGATGCCAACGAGATCGTCCTCACCTTCCATAACCTCGACCACGACGATGCTCGAGACTCCCATCTCAGAGGCGAGCTCAGACGGAGTCTTCCACAGCCGGTGATCGAACTGATCTCGGGCAAGCAGAAGCGACGTCAGCATCGGAAGCGTCGTGTAGAGCGACGGGGAACCCGATCCCTTGTAGAGACCCATGGACGAAATGATTCCGTCGACGATCTGAGGCGGAGTGGCCGAGTCATCGACAGTGACAGTCGCCGCGTAGAGATCGTGGTCATACAGAATCGAACGGATACCCGAACCCTCGGCGGCACCCATCGGATCCTTGATCTTGTCGTCGTCAGCGACATCGCGCCCGTCACCGATGAGAACCGCGCGCGCGAGCTCTTCGTCCAGCATGAGCCGCATCTCAGCCTTGAGCCAGGCCACGACATCGAAGTCAGTGATGTCGATGATGTCGTCACGGTCGAGCTTCTGCTTCTTGTAGACCGTGGTGGGCGTGGTGACACGCTTCGAAACCCCGAAGAACTCTTCCTTCTTCAGGTTGCCCTTGATGTAGCCCTTGGCCCGAGCCTCATCGAATGTGATATCAGCCCAGACGTTCTTGATGCGGGAGAACGGCGAGTGCTTCGTACCGTTGATGACGCCGGAGACCCACTCGACGCGCCTTTGGTCGAACTCCGGGGTGTCAGTAACGGACTTGGCGTCCGGGAAGAGAACCTCGATGTTGTCGATGCCGTGCTTGAGCGCGTACGCCTCAACGGCCTCCTTCAGCGATCCGATTCGCTGGGCATCCTCGACAATGCCCTTGATCGCATCGTGAGTGAGAACGTGCTTCTCTTCCTTCTTGCCTCCGCTCTGCTGCTCGAAGACGTTGCGGGTCATGCGCCGTCCTTCCTTTTCATCGTCACCGTTATTTGACTTCTCCGATGACTTGTCAGAGTGCTCTGCCTCGCCGCCGGACTTGGATTCTCCACCGAGGTTCTGGTTGGCGCCCTCGAGCGCGGCGCCGACCATGTAGTGGACGACCTCCTTCTGCTCAGGGGTCATCGAATCGTAAACTTCTTGGACCGTCGGGCCGTCCCCAGACTCTCCTTCCTTTGACGATCCACTGCCGCCGTCTCCACCGTCCCCACCGGCTTCGCCATCGGCATGATTGAGAGACAGACCGGTATAGATGATGGCCTCGTCTTCCAACGTGACCATGTCACCGTCCCCGTGGGCCAGCGTGATGTTGTCGATGAGCGCACCAGGATTGGCACCCGACAGCACCAGGCTCAACTCACGAATGAATCCGTGAATGACCTGCTTAGCCTTCTCGGTCAGCTGATTGGCGTAGATGGACAGTGACTTGATGTCCCCATGCGAGACCAGCGTCTTGGCATTCTTCGCTGTGTCGGTGTCATTGAAGTAGCCATAGGCATAGACACCATCTTCGCGATGCTCAAGGATCGCATGGCCGAGAATGTTCTCTGGGCTGTTATGGCTATGCTGCCAAACCAGCGGAACACTCATCTTGTCCTGATGCTTGAAAGCATCGGGCATGATCGTCCGACCATCGGAGCACTTGAGACCAGCCTTCGTGGCGTAACCACTGAAGTCGGGCTTCGGCTTCTGGTCATCGGAATGCATGAGGCTGCCGCCAAAGACCACGTTACCGAAGTCGGCCTTGGCCTTTGCTTCCATTTTGAATGCTCGCTTTCAGTATTGGATCATCGGCCTGTTAGCCGTTCTTGGTAGCTGAGGTAAGAGCTCGTTGCCTTTCCACAGCAGCGGTAAGACTACCTTGGATCTTGGTAATC